GGAACTGTATTAAATGCCCAGTTTTCGCTAATACACAGTAACTACTATTCATTGCTCTTAAATGAGGTTAAACTTGTAGTATTTTTCTATTACAACTGCTCACCCTTTCAGGTTAGTGCAAATTCTTTACAGGTGAGGACAGAGCTCACGAAGAGATGTCCTGCAACCTGTGCTGTATTTTAAAATATGTGCTATATAATTGATAATTTAATGATAATAGCACTTACAAAGATTTGGTACATATATCACATGATGGTACATATACTCAAACAATAAGAAAGTACTAACCCGAAGGTCAGTACTCTCCTATCATCAGACTACAGAGCAGAGAAGTCTACACGAGAACCTGCACTATCAGTTAACTTCCAGCGAGATTCACCAGCAGCATTAACTGTATTGCAAGCCTTTAGACTGCGAAGAAAGTCTATGTTAACCTTCTCTCCTTCAGTCAAACTATCTGACATAGTCTTACTGAAGTAAATGTTCTCTGCTTCATTGCTTGCAGAGGTGAAGGTTAAGAATGCATAGCCATTTGTATTCCTGCGAATTACAGGAATAATTTGGCTAAAAGACTTCTTGTTCATAAATTCTTTCAATGAAATAGTTTCCATAATGATTTCTTGTGGGTTCTCTCAGGTTAGTTGTGACAGGGGAACCCTTCCTGCCCAAACTTAGTAGGGGTAGTTTGGATGAGGTGGTACCCAAATACATAAACACAAAACATTTTATTTTTTATAAAAAATTTTTTATATCTTTGCACTGCAACCCATGTTAAGGTCTTACCCTCTTAACCTCTGGATCACCCATTAAGTAACCATAACTGGGTCAGAAGTTGGATCAGAATCTTCTAAATAGGAAGATAACTTTCTCCGATAGTTGCAAAAAAGGTTTTGGTATAATTGCAGGGCTACCACCAGCGTGTAAGGGGAAGAGTAGACTAGGGGCTTAACACCAACTGCAAGAAATCCAAAATTAAGTTTAAAACTCTAAGGGGAAAATTATATCTATTCAGTAACAAGTAGTTAAGTTATAACTTTACTTTTTATTAGGTTAAGTCAAACTATAACTTTACTTTTGTTTTAATAAAAATTAAAAACTATGATTATGTATGAACCACACCCTAAGGGTATTTTAATTGAGTACAAGGAACTTGAACAAACATCTACTGGAGTATACTTACCCAGTGGGGTACAGACTTCAGATATTGAAGAGTATAATGGTGATGTTATTGTTGCAGTAGGAAACCAAGTTGAGCTTTACAAGGTAGGAGAAAAAGTAATGTTTTTTCCACATTCAATGCCTACAAGTTTTGAAGGTAAAACTCATGATGGAGGTAAACAAAAATATCAGATGTTTAGAGAAGCTGATGTTTGTTGCAAAGTGTTACTATGAATATAACATTAGAAGGTAACCAACAGCAGCAGATGAATACTAATAGTATTAAACAACAATTGAATATATACCTTGCTCAAGGTAAGATTAATTTTTATCAACTACAATCAATTACTAGAGAGATAGGTCAAGATAAGTTGATGAAAGATTTAACTCCTCAAGAAAGAGATTTGATTGTAAGTTATATTAATGGTACTAATAAATGATAACACAATTAAATCCTCCAATTCCTTTTTATGTTCCTTCTATGGATCTAGAAGGATGGGCATTCTTAGTTAATGATTATGGTCCAGAGAGTTATATATATTTTACTCTGTTAATGGATAATGGTGAGATATGGACTTTTGATAATACTAAGGTTAGAGGTTGTGTAAATAAGACACTAGGAAGATATGAAAAGAATAGAGATTAGAGCTAGTCAGCTTAATGAGTTGTATAGCACAGTTAATCATCTTTATAAGATAGGTAAGATTACTGAATATATGGATGCTGATTTAGAGCATAATGGTAATGTTATCAGATTTATACATGATAGAAATATGGGTAGACATGGCTCATGGGTTGTTATAACCCCTATCAGTGTTGTATATGATGAAGATTAATTTTGTACTTTAGTAAAAAAATAATTATGTTATCTGATGCAATTTATGGAGGGAATACAATGGTGTTTGTCCATAAGGATTTTGAAGTAGTTATTCAGAAGATGAATACTTACATTGACTTAGCTAAGAAATTTATAAAGAAGTTTAAAAGGTATCAGTATGTTAAGCATGTTGAAAAGTTACCTGATGGTAAGTGGTGTTTAGTGTTTAAGGTATTACCTTCAAATCATGAATCAGTTAAGGAGTACAATAGGATTGTTGAAAAGAGTAAAAAGGAATTATGGGTTAATAGCCTTAATGAAAGTATTGAAGGATGATAGTAAAGGTTTTAGAAGCAGTTTTTAAGACTATTCCATCTGAAATAGATGAAGGTGGATTTGAGGAAGTTGCTGAAAGACTGGTTCCTAAGAGAATGGAGATTGCTGAGATTACTGAATATGCTGAGTTAATTAATCAGAAAACTAAGAAGCCTTATAAGAAAAGATGTTTATTGAGATCTTTAGATCAATGGGTAATAGTTAATCATTCTTTTGATGAACTTACAAAGATGAAGGATACTCAATCAAGAATTACAGTAAAAGGATTTTTTAATGAGACTACAAGACAAGGTAATAGAAAGATTAATAGAAGTAGGAAAAAGTAATAGTGTTTCTTTTGTAGAAACTAGAAGAGTATACACAGCTTTATTTGATTTTTTAATTAAGGAATTCTCTCAAATATCTGATCAAGATATTTCTACGTGGGATAAGAATGTTATTATCAAAAATTTTGGTAAATTTGTAATAAATAAAAATAAGTTAAAAAGATATGAATCTAAAAGAAAAATTAATGAACAGTCCAATGAACTCACCAAGTAAGTTTATTGGTAGATTGTTTGAAGCAAGAGATGTTGCACATATTGAACATCTAAGAGTTAAAGGTCCAGGAGCTTATGCAGCTCACACAGCAATTGGTGGATTTTATGATGGATTACTTGACCTAGCAGATGGCTTTGTAGAAAGTTATCAAGGTAAGTATGGTATTGTAAACTTTGAAATTAAGTCCATTAAACCTTTGGATTTTATGGAATACATTGAAGAGTTTGCTAAGTACATTGAAGCATCAAGAGAAGTGTTTAAGGAAGATTACCTTAAGAATCAGATTGATGAATTAGCTAGTCTTACTTACTCTACTATCTATAAGTTGAAGTTTCTTAAGTAATGAAAATATTTGACTTAAAAGATAATGAGGTAGTAGTATCTCCAGAAATATTAACTATTCTGGTATTTGAAGATATTTGGAATAGTGATAAAAGTAAAAATAAAAAGAATGCATATAACGATTTTAAGTATATTTATCATTTATGTGATTTCAATTCCCCTTATAATAACTACTCAGAAGAAAAAAGAATTGAAGCAATCAAAGAGGAAGTCCTTGGAGAAAAAACTTACCTTCCATCAGAAAAGGTACAGCAAGCATGTAGAGTATACAAAAACCTAAAAGAAACACCTATTGAAAGGTTATTTACTTCTGTTAAGGATAAGATAGAAGAGATGTCTGATTATCTCAAAGAGAATGAATTAACTGATGATAGTGTTACTCCTGTGTTAAAGATATTTGATTCTATGAGTAAGATTGTAGGTCAATATAAGACTTTAGAAACAGCAGTTAAATCTGAGAAGGAGAGTACTACTGTTAAGATTAGAGGTGATAAAAAGGTAGATAGTAATTTTAATGAATAATGTTAACTAATACAAAAGCATTTTTAGAAGCAAGACTCAACTTTGAAGTTACTGGTAGTTACACAAAGGCATTACAAGGAACTTATCAGTATAATGAGTTTTGGAATGAGGAAAGAAGAAGGTGTATAGAAGGTGTTACTATTGGTAATGTTACTATACCTGGAACTTATTATTTCTACCTTAATTATACAAGGATGCTTCTAAAGGATGAAAAGACTGGTAGAAAGACTGAAGGTTTTCCTAGGTTTACAGATGTAGATTTAGAGTTCTTTACTTTGATAGAGAAAGCAAGGGAGCAAAAGAAGGGATTTATTATGGTTAAACCACGAAGAACTGGTTTTAGCTATAAGAATGCTGCATTAGTTACACATGAATATAACTTTTATAGGAATGCTAAATGTATTATATCAGCTTATGAGAATAAGTACTCTGATAATACTATGGCAATGACTCTCAATAATTTAAACTTCCTAGACCAAGCTACTGTATGGTATAAACCTAGAAACCCTAATACACAGGATTTTGTTAAAGCAAGGCATCTTAAAAAGATGGAAGATGGTAGAGATGTATGGGTAGGTTATCAGTCTGAAATTAAGAAGATTACATTTAAGGATAACCCATTTGCATGTGCAGGTTTATCTAGTTCTATTTTCCTATTTGAGGAAGCTGGTATCTTTAGTAATATTATAGAGTCTTATAATATATCTGAACCATGTTGGAAAGATGGTGATGATATGATTGGTATTCCTATTATTTATGGTACAGGTGGTGATATGGGTGGAGGAACTGCTGCATTCTCTGAAATGTATTATGATCCTGATAGATTTAACTTACTGTCATTCAACAATGAGTGGGAATCTGACAAGAGCAATCAGTATTGTGGGTGGTTTTTACCATCAACTAGACAGAGGTTTGGTGTATATACTGATAAAGAGAGTAAAAATACACACAAGTTGGTAGATGATGATGGTAATTCTAATGAAGAGTTTGCATTAAAGTCTATATTAGCATTTAGAGAAACTAAAAAGGGTAATCCTCAAGCATATAGAGATGCTGTTACTCAGTATCCTATAACACCATCAGAAGCATTCTTGATTACTTCAGGAAATATGTTTCCTACTATGATGCTTAATGAGAGGTTAGGGGATATTAAGAGTAATTCTGCTAAATATATTGAAAGTAACTGGGTAGGTAGTTTTACTGTTACAGAAGATGGTGAATTAAGGTTCCAAACCTCTGATACTGCTAAGCCTAACAGAGATTATCCTATTAAGAAAAGACCTGATGATGATATTACAGGGTGTATTGAAATTTATGAACAGCCTCAAAAGGATAATGATGGTAAGGTTTTCCCAAGAAGGTATATAGTTGCCATTGACCCCTATGATGATGATTATTCTACCACAGATTCAGCAGGTTGTGCCTTTGTATTTGATAGATTTACTAGAAGAATTGTAGCTGAGTATACAGGTAGACCTCAATTGGCTAAAGAATTTTATGAAAATTGTAGAAAATTGATAGTTTACTACAATGCTATGGGATTCCCAGAGATTAATAAGCTAGGTTTTGTTACATATATGGAGCATAAAAAGGCTTTGTATACATTGGCAGAAACTCCTATGCAATTAAGAGATAAAATTGAGTGGAAACCTAACTTAAATACCAGTTATGGGTATAAGGCTACAGAAAGAACAAATACATGGGGTAGAGAATTGATAAGAGAATGGTTATTAGAACCTGTTGAACCTAATTCTGAGTTGTTAAATGTACACAGATTAAGGTCTACTGGCCTAATACAGGAGTTAATTAAGTGGAATAAGGATGGAAACTTTGATAGGGTTTCAGCCTTGATTGCCGCATTGATTTTAGATGTAACTTTGAATAGAGAAATTATTAAAAATGAGGAAAGAAAAAGTAAGTCCTTTTTGGAGTCTGACTTCTTTAAAGAAAAAGGCATGTTAAAGGATAGTTATGACCCATTATTTGAGGCAAATAGCTATAAAGACAATACCCTATATTTTAATAATCTTTTCGGTAGATAACTAACTTTGTAAAAATGAATAATCTAGTAATACAAGTACCAAGACAAACACTCTCAGACAGTGAGAAGAATCTAGAGTGGGCTAAAAAATGTATTGATGCTGGTGAAAATGTCTTAATGTTTGACTCATCTGTAACCAGACAAACCTTTTATAATAAGAAGGTTAACTACAGATTGAGAAACAACATGTTAACAGATAAAGATGTTGAAGCTATATGTGAACCATATGGTATTGAGTTTTCATCATTCCCTAAAAGTATACAGCACATTGGATTAGGTAACTCAAAGGTAAACACCTTAGTAGGTGAAGAAGCTAAAAGGTTAATGAGATATCCTTTTAGAGCTTTTATTTCATCATCTGACCAAATGGGTATATCTTCTAAAGAAGAACAGATTAGGGATATGTGGTACCAAAAATTGGTATCAATAGCACAAGCTAAAATGCAAGCTTCTATGCAAGGTCAAGAAATTGATCCTCAAGTAATGGAAGAAGAAATGCAGAAAGAATTAAGTAAGTTTGATAAATATTTAAAATATAATTATCAGGATCTTAAAGAGATAACTGCTAATAAAATACTCAAGTATGAGTATAAGAGATTAAAAGTACAAGATGTCTTCCTAAGATGTTGGGAAGATTTTCTAATATCAGGTGAGGAAATTGTATGTATTGAAGAACTTGGAAATGATATTGTTTTTAGAAAAGTAAATCCTTTATATTTATTTACTATTCAATCACCTGAAACTTATAAGATTGAGGATGCAGACTGGATTGTAGAATATACAATGATGTCTGTAGGTCAAGTTATTGACATGTTTCACTTAGAATTAACTAAGGATGAAATCTCAAATCTTGAACAGAGTAAAGAGTACAACTCAATGAGAACTGGTGGTATTCAAATGGCTTACAACAGAGATATTACTGTTGAAGAAAGATTTGGATATACAGCAGGAGAGTTGTTTGTACCTAACCAAATTGCTACACATTACTTTGGTGGTGCTTATGACCAAAGGGGTAATGTTAGAATTATGAGAGTGTGTTGGAGATCTAGAAGAAAGATTGGTAAAGTAGCTTACTATGATGAGTATGGTAGTCCACAAGAAAAGATTGTAGATGAATACTACAAGATTGACAAAGATGCAGGTGAAACTGTAGAGTGGTTATGGATTAATGAATGGTGGGAAGGTACTAAGATTGCCAATGATATTTATGTAAAGATTAGACCTATACCTTATCAGTCTAGAAATATGTCTAATCTATCAGAAAGTAAACCACCTTATGTAGGTGTTTATTGTAATACTAATAATTCAAGGGTAATGTCATTTATGGATGTTATGAAACCTATGGATTATTTGTATGATATATTCTTCCATAGATTAAACCTAGCTATCTCTAAGTATAAAGGTCCAATGTTGGCAATTAATACTAGCATGATTCCTTCAGAGTGGGATCCTCTCAAATGGTTACAGTATGCTGAAGCTACCAATGTGATGTTTATGGACCCTACTAATGAAGTACTTAAAGGACCACTTCAGGGTAAATCAGCAGGTACATATAATCAATTAGCTGCAACAGGTATTAACCTTGAAATGGGTAACTATATTAATCAACATGTACAACTACTTTCTTTTGTTAAACAACAGCTTGATTTAATATCAGGTGTTAATGAATACAGACAAGGTGATGTTAAGGGTGATGCTAATGTAGGTACATCTAATATGGGATGGACAGCATCTAACTCTATGACTGAGAAATACTTTGCACTACACAACTCATTTAAGAGAGATTGTATGCAAAGATTGTTAGAAGTTGCTAAGTATGTATGGAAGCAAAATCCACATAAAGCACAGTATGTATTAGATGATATGGGTGCTGAAATTGTAAGTTATTATGATGAGTTTTCAGAATCAGAATATGATATTCATATTGATGATGGACCAAATACACAAGAACTTATGCAAGCACTT